CAAACTGCTGATTCAGAGCGGTGTTATCGGCCGGATCGTTGAACAGGAAGTCGTCGAAAGCGCCCCTGCGCTGATTGAAGAATGCCAGCAGGGTCTGGAACTCTGCCCGCCCGTTGCCACCGCGCAGGAACTCGTAGGTCAGTTGAATGTTCCAAATTGGCCGATCATAGAACGACGTTCGAACTTCCTTGCCGCTAGGTGAGCGCTGAATTGTGGTCGACCACATTGGCGCCTTGATCACTCCCCAGCTCAAGCCGGGGAGTGTTGGGAAAAGCTCATTGCTCATGTTGCGAACTTTCTATGCTGATTCTTCAGGGCCGCCACCAGTGCATTACCGTTTTCCTTGAAGAGTTTGGCCACTCCTGCGGCATCGACAGCGTGGATCGTGATGTTGGTGGTGGTGCCCTTACCTCCACCGCCGGCAGCCATATCCCGAACTGCATTCGCCTGAGCCTCTGGCAGAATCATTTCCCGTGCATGCGTCTGCACTATCGGATTGATCCCGGCCGGAATATCGTAGCCACCGCGTGCCGATGCCATCGGCATATATGCCATGGCAGCTGCTGCAGCTGCTGCACCGGCCTCCGGCGCCAGCGTCCAGCCAATCATAGGGATCGCAGCAGCAGACGCAGTAGCAGCGGCGCCGGCAACGCCCGCATTTTCGGTAACCTGGCTGATCGCACCAACCTTAGACGAGGCCAGCATCATTGCCTGATTGAGCAACCACTTCGCCCCTTGCTGCGCAATCATATCGATCAGTGCATTGGTTACTGCGCCCAGCATCGAGCGCATCGCGGTTGCAATACTCATCGTGCCCTGCAGGGTTCCAGCAATCACCCTGCTCATTCCGGACTCGATAGAGCCATACATGGACAGGAACGCCGACTGGCTCGACAGAGTAGACTTATTCCGGATGGCCTGTAGCCGGGTCTGATGCTGCTGTTCGAGGGCTTCGATCTGCCCCTGAATCTGAGCCAGAGCGACTGGATCTTCATCCTTGCCCCGCATTGCTGCCTGTTGCTGCTGCAGCGCCTGCATCTTGATCTGATAGCGCTTCGTCTCGAACTGCTGGTCTAGCTCCAGCATCTGAACATCGGTGATCCGGTGCAGTTCCAGATCTAGCTGGGCCGCTTGCTCTGCCGCGTCAATCCCGGCAAGCTCCGCATTGCGACGCGATTCTGCGATGACTTTGTTTGTCGCCAGCGTCTGCTCGGCATAGGCCCGCTGCTCTTTCAGCACTTCGGCCATGGCAGCCCGCGCCTCTTTGCTGTCCGCGCCATACCGCTGCACGTTCGACTGATAGATGCGCTGTGCTATAGCCTCGCGCTCAGTATGATTATTTTTGAAGGCCTCCATTGCGGCTTTCTCGCCAGCGATATTGGCCTCAAATGCATCTTTCCGCAGCAGCGCTGTTTCAGCGTAATATTTCTTCTCTACCTGGGCGCGCTCTTCTTTGGACATCGTGACCGTATTCAAGATACGCTTCCAGTAGTCACGCTCCATCTGGTGGCTATACTCATGGGCAGTTCCAGCTATCTCCTGCGCTTTCGCAAACCCCTCCTTATCGGCGCCGAGACGAGCCTCCCATTCATGCATCCGGCTCTTTTCCTTGGCACCTGAATCCGGCTTATCAAAGTCATAGGTAGGGCCGCCAGTGATGGTCTTATCCTTGATTTCAGGCCCGGCCGACATAGGGCGCTTGATAATCTCGTCCAGCTTCAGTCGGCCAGCAGAGACAATATCGGCGATGTTTTTTGCATGCTTGCGCGCCGTGTCTTCAATAGCCTCCGTCCCAGTCTGCCAGGCACGCTTCGCGCCCGAGAAATCGGCGTGTAATGCTCGCTCGATGGTGGCTGCCATACGGACCACCTGTATCGTCAACCCCTCTACGTAGCCCTTGATTACCTCCAGCGCTACAGTGATGCCGACCTTACCTGCTAAGAACGATATCTCCACAGCCTTTAGGACAGCGGCAAAGGACTCCATATCGGACTTTGCCTTCTTCCCCATAATCATGCTGATCAGGTCGCCAATGGCCAGAAAGCCCGCCTTCACAACCTGCCACAGCGCGTCGACCGATTCACCGACCGTCTCCATGACATTGCCCAGAGACTGCATGGTCAACGCCATGCCCTTGCCAACAACTGGGCCAACACCACCGAGCCAACTGCCCAGCTTCACAAATGCCGGCAGCATCACATTACCCAGCTGAATTTCCAGCGACGACATGATCAGCTTCATGTCGTTCAGCGATTCTTTATATTTTTTACTCTGGCTGACAGCCTCATCGCCAACCACTAACCCGAGATCCTTGGTCTTCTGCTCTGCAGCCTTTATCTCATCAGCCGTAACCTTGAGCACACCACGCACTTCGTTCCAAGATTTGCCATAGACCTGAGTGCCCGCGATGTTCTGCTCGATCGGATTTTTGATCTCCTTCAGTTTGGCATTCACTTCGCCCATGATGTCCAGCGTTGGGCGATATTGACCATTGCTGTCTTTAATCGAAACACCCAGCTTTTCGAACGCCTGCGAATTCGTGAACAGCTGCTTGGCCATCTTTCCGGCGGCCAGCGAGATCGTTTCACTATCCATGCCCATATGGCGCATGGCGACCATCAGGACGCTGGCTCGCTCGGTGGTGATACCCAACTGCATGCTGAGCTTCTTAGCCTCACCCGTCCATGCCGTGGAGGCGCCGATCGCTTCCTTGAATGCAGCGCCACCGGCCATTACAGCGGTGAGCGTGCCGAGAATTCCTGTTACCGACTTCACCACGCCGGTGATCTGCGACATCGAGGAGCGAATGGAACTCATGCTCGACTCAATGGACTTGCTGGCCTCCTTGGCTTTGGCCTGCGCCTGCTCCATGCCGGCGACAAAGCCGGAAGGCTCGGCACTGATCTGATACTGGGCTACTTTGTTGTCATCGGACATAGCTAACTCACAAAAAAAATGCCCGCATCACGCGGGCATCGGGAACATCATTAGCGCATCATCAGCGGTCATTGGACCGTCCGATTCATCCGTAGGGTCTGGCGGCTGGTACCCCACATAGCCTGCAAGCAGCAGGTGCACTGGAGGCGAACGTCTCCAGTAACGGTTTTGCGCAAGCACGGATGGAATATCCCAATCCGTCCATGCCTGCGCCGGCGTACAACCTGTACTCGCGACGATATGCGCGATCAGGTCGTCGAGGTCATCCCCGCCGCCTCCAGCTCCTGCTGCACCCGCCGAACCATCTTTCCCGCTGAAATAGCCAGGCCGGAAAGGTTCATCAGGTTTTCCCAGACGTCCAGCATGTTGCCGTAATCGACCAGATTATCGACCTGCTCAACCGTGATCTCGGGGTAGTTGCGCTTCAGCGCTGCATGGGCCAACGTGCTGACAAGCTCGATATCGGGCAACTGCCCGACAAACACCGAACTGATCTGCTCGCGATATTGCTTGACCGCTGCCGCATTGAGTGGTGGCAGGATGTATTTTTGGCCGCCGAGCGCAATTTCTTTGCCTGGTATCGTCGTCATTCGGTGCTGCTCCACTTCCAGATATTGCCGTTACCATCGGCCAGGGCGCTCATATCCAGCTCTGGCACCATGAAGTCTTCCTGCTTCGAAGACATCGACAACTTGTTACTGGTCACCTGCGGGAAGGTCAGCGTCAGAACCTTGCTATTGCGAACCATGCCGAAGTCGACACGGAACGATGGGTTCTGTCCCATCGGTAAATTCTGTACCGTCAGCAGCTGGCCCGACGTCGTTTGAAGGTACTGATAATCGATAAAGATCTGGCGGCCAACATCGGACGCATTGAAGGTGTACACGCCAGCGCCCGTTACCGTGTACTGACCAGCAGCCGGAGCCGATGCAACGCGAATCATAGGAGTACCGTTCGCATCCGAGCGTACACCGAGGTTCGCAAAGAACGTTGCACCGCCTGGCGGCGTGATCGTCACTGACGCTGCAGCAGTAGTACCAGTAACGTCGTTATACGACGTAATCAACCCGGGCACTGCCGCTTGACCAAAGAAGGCCGCAGTCATCGGAAGAATATTGATTTCAGCAAACTTCGCCTTCAGGTTGATTTTGCCCTTGCCGCGGCCCTGATCAACGGGGAACGAATTGCGGCCGTAAAGTGGCTTATCGTCGAAGGATGCATCGATGCCCACATCCTGCAGGACACCGAACTGGAACGGGGTCGGATTAGCGATCGCATTGCCGAACGCATCCTGAAGTGGGGTCGCCCACAGAACACCAGAACCGAAATGGCGCATAGTATTTGTCCTAAAAAAAAATGCCCGCATTACGCGGGCTGGTTGTTTAAATCGAACGAGTTATGTCGTTGGCATCACTGAGGTATCGAACCTCATACTTCGTCGTAACGCAGCCGATAGTCTGATCCCCCTGCTGCGCGTCCCACTCCTTACCCTTCTTACGCAACTGCGTAATTAGGGCAGCAAGGCCAGCATCGCGCCGAAGTGCAGCATGTACGGCAACGCAGATCGGGTCCGCGATAGCATCGTACGCATCGCCCACCACGTTAACCTCAACCTTGATGGTCATCTGGTTATCGTCCACACCGGAACTGAATACCGTCGTCTCTTCATCCGACGGCATGATGGCGATGCTGGGCATATTCTCGACCAGTATCGCCAGCTCGCGAGAACGGTAGACGTTGTCGCCAACACCAGCGATCCCGACAAGAGCCGTCTGCATAGCCGCCAATACCTGATCAGCGATACTGCTCATGGCGCCCCCTTGGAAAGCGGAACGAGACTGAACACGCCGTCGTCTTCGCGCATAGGATTCCGGGCCTTATACGGCAGACCGGCCACAAGAATGGGCGTGCCAGCCTTAATACCAGCACGGACCACATCGGATGTGAGCATGCGCAAATTCGCCATACTCGACTGGGCGGAAACCGCTCCTGCCGGGATTTCCTCGTCCGGAGCATCCTTAATCCCCATGAAATCCACGGCGCCGACACTGCATTCGACGCCGTGGTCTTCGAGGAATCCGCTCAGATCCTCATCGATCATGACTAGGCAGGATCGGAGGCCGAAGCGCCCGATTCACCCGCGGAATCGGATTGGCCAGCCGAAGCCGGATCGCCTGCACGCGCCTGGTCTGCACCGCCCTGATCATCGGCGCCAGACTGGCTCGCGCTGGAAGGGGAATTCGAAGCTGGCACCGCAGGCTTGGCCGGCTTACGAGCTGGCTTGACCACTTCTTCCAGCTTATGCGCATGCTCACTAGCGACATCGTCTTCCAGGTCGATTTGCTCACCACCTACTTTCACGCCGCCGTTGTCGTCGCGAAAGCTGAAGCCCTGACGAATTGTGTATAACTTGCCCATGTAAATCTCCGTATAAATGAAGGAATGAATTGCTGGATTGGGATTAACCAATCCAGCGGTTGAGACTAAAGCAGGCGGATGCAGCGTTAGCCGGTGATGGCGTCGCTCATAATGGCGAACGACTGCGGGTGACGCACACCGATATCCAGGCTCTGCATCACACGCAGTTCAACACCACCAGCTTCGTAGATGCCGGTCGCATACGGGTTCGGCAGGATCTCCACCACACCCCATTCGCCGACAATGATCTGCGACCAATCACCGAAGTACACTTCAGACAGGTTGGTGCCAGTACCCTTGGTCAGGTTACTGCGAGCTTGGTTGGTACGTGCTACGGTGTAGCCATTGATCTCACCAGGAGTACCGGAGCGTTGACCGTTCGGCGAGTTGGTCCACAGGTATTGGCCCTGGCCGGACTTCAGTTTCTTCAGCGTACCGACCGCCTTCGCGTTGGTCAGATAAGCGAGGTTGCCATCGTCAGCATTGTTTGTAGCCACGTAAGTTTCCAGGTCGATCAGGTTATCAATCGTCAGCGCGCCACCATTTACGCCACCGATGACTGAGCCGATACCACCCTGATTCGCGACACCCATCGGCTGAAATGCCGTACCCGTGCCACACAGCGCAGCCGCATCGACGCCGAGCGCCATCGTGGCCAGCATATCCGCGCGTACCAGCATCTCGACGTCCGGCGTGGACTGCTGCAGCATGTTACGAGTTATTACCGACAGCGCACCGATATGCTTTGGCGATAGGCTGATCTTGTCGAACTGAGCGCCGGTTTGATTCAGAGGCTGACCTTCGCCAACCCAGTAGGTCGATCCAGCACCTTTTTGGCGCGGGATGTCGATATTGCCAATCAGGCCGGACAGCATCTGAGCACCCAGCGACAGGACGCGA